CTGTCCTGGTTGCGGTAAGCCAATGGAGAAGCAAACACCAATACTCTACAAACCATACTGGTACTGTAGGTGGTGTATACGGAAAGAGAAACTTGATGGAGGGGAAGAAAAATGCTTAACCGCATAGTCCTGATTGGCCGCCTTACAAAAGACCCTGAGTTAAGATATACACCTAATGGAAAAGCAGTGGCAACGTTTACCCTGGCAGTAGAGAGGCCGTTCAAGAATCAGGACGGGGAGCGGGAAGCTGATTTTATTAACATCGTTGTTTGGGAAACCCAGGCCGAGAACTGCGCCAAATATTTAGAAAAAGGAAAACTTGCTGCAGTTGATGGCCGGTTACAGATTCGCTCATTTAATAGACAAGATGGTCAGCGCCGGTGGGTGACAGAAGTGGTGGCCGATACAGTGAGATTTTTAAGTCCTAAGAACAAAACCGGTGAGGAAAGCTACATGAATGAAATGGGCAGTGAAATTGATTTCAGTGATGACGATATCCCATTCTAAGGAGAGTGAGACATTGGACCACTAAGAGAACTGGCTAGCCCTGGCTGTCTCAATCACAACTCCGAGCCCGCCGGAAAAAGCATTCGCCAAATTACGAGGATACGATTACCATCTAACTACTCAGGACATAGAGGATGCTCTCAAACTTAAGGCCGAGATGAAATATGACGAATTGGCAGAAGCCTTTGGAGTGTCAGGCTGCGCGTTATGCCGCAAAATCAAGAAGCTGCAGGAGAAATTAGGGTGCTCGACCATCCTGACTATAAGGGAAAGCAATATTGCCAAGCAAAAAGAAGGAGGAAAATAATCATGTTGGAACAGGCCAAATCAAAACTAAAAACCGAGATGGACGGCAATAAAAATAACTTATATATCCAGGTAGTAGGTCAGTTTTTACTAGACCATTTGAATAGTAATCCGGGAGCAGCTGGGAAGATCCTGGCCGAGGGCAAGACCATCGCAAAGAGCCTTGATGATATGAAGGCAGAAGCCAGGAAACATCAAGTCAACGGTTGCGGGGTGCTTCCCGATCAGGAAGGGTTTGCAGTTGTACTGAAATACTTTGACGTTGCCGGCACCACGACCGCTGCGCCAACACCGGTTACAGTCACCGCCCCGGCATCGGCACAAACTACAGGCTTTGATATTAAGCTGGAAGATTTGCTGTAGGGGGGATGGGAAGTGTCAAAATACGAAGAAGAGTTTTTCGCCCATTTCCCAACCAAGCAAACTAAAGCCTTTGTGGATTACGCTACAAACGAGGCTTTGAGCTTTAGCCGATACATATTCACCGAGCGCATTGGTAAAATCCAATATGGTTATTGCACTCACTGCAATAGTGAATTATTCAGAACACCGGGACTCAAACATGGTGAAAAGACCACTTGCCCTAAATGTGGTTCTAAATGCACCGCAAAGGCTAGTGGACGTGGTAGAAAAACTCTTGTTGATGAAGCATATTTTGTTTACTATGACAAATCTGCTATCAATCCACAAGCTATTGTCGCCAGTGGAGTTTATGTAATAAGAGATTACCGGGGCGATTACCGCAAAGTGAAGACAGAGTTTATTCCAGTAGCAATGTATTTATTTGAGCCAGGGAAATCGGAATGGACCAGTAGGTCAGCGTACTATTCTCACATGTGCGGGGAGTGCCATGTTTACGGATGGGAAGGTCACAGTTCAGTTTATTCTCTGTTCAATAACGGCCATATGTCCAGAATAGCCAACTGTTACTCCCGTCAGAGTGTTCGAGAAGCCGTGAAGGGTACTCCATTTGCCTGGAGCGGTTGGGAGCAATACAGGCATGAAGATATGGTCAAGTTCTTTGATTTATACGCTAGGTATCCATGTATTGAGTATCTTACAAAGTTGGGTTTTACCGGTTTAGTCAAGGACAGGCTCGAAGGAGAGAAAACCTACGGCGCAATTAATTGGCATGGTAAGAATTTGTTTAAAGTACTTAAGTTAACCAAACAAGAACTGAATGAAATTAAGACGCAGCGCATCTATATTGATTTTTGGACTTTAAAGATATTCCAATGGGGCAAAAAAGCTGGCCTTAATTTCACTATCATGGAAGCAGCCCAATTTGCAAGAGATTACAAAGAATATGACTTAAGCGAAATGGAAAAGTTGTTTGTTTACGGGAACGCAAGAAAAATTACTGGGTACTTAAACAAACAGCTCAATAAATCAGGTAAGCACTTAATTTCACCAGGCTACGCACTTACATACTGGCGTGACTATTTAGCCGATGCCCGCAAATTAGGCCTGGATTTAACAGCTGAGAACGTGATTTTCCCCAGAGACCTCTACCGAGCCCATCAAAACACTATCAAGCAAATCAAATATCGAGAGGACAAGCTTCTCAACCAAAAGATAAAGGCCCGGGAAAAAGAACTTCGGAAGTTGTACTTTGAGAAGGATGGACTTCTGATCAGGGCCGTAAAGGATTCAGCTGAACTGATTGCAGAGGGAAAAGCCTTGAACCATTGTGTCGGAGGATATGCTAACCGTCACGCCACCGGGCAATGCACAATTTTATTTATCCGCAAAATTGATGAACCGGACAAGCCATATTTTACGGTTGAGGTAATACATAACCAGGTGACACAGTGCAGAGGAAAAAACAACTGCGCCCCACCCCCGAATGTAAAGGCCTTCGCTGATGAGTTTAAAAAGAAAAAGCTTCATCGAAAAGCTAAGAACAAAATAAGCGTACCGGCATAACCGGAAGGAGGAAACACCATGAACGAAATAACCACTGCGGAGAATACCCAAAAAGTAATGAGGACACCACATACCATTGCCACAGAGATAAACAGCATAAAAGAGCAGACCAGGAAAATGGTACTGTTCAACAGTATCGAGATTGGCCGCCGGTTGGTAGAGGCCAAGGAAGTGGTTGCCCACGGTGAATGGGAAAACTGGTTGAAGGATTCAGTGGACTTTTCACTGAGAACCGCACAAAACCTTATGAAGGTATTTCAGGAGTATGGATCCGACCAAACAGTGCTTTTTGGGGACAATGCAAAAACGCAAGCGTTTGCGCTTTTGTCTTACAGCCAAGCGGTTGAACTGCTAAAATTGCCCTTCGAGGAGCGGGAAAATTTCATCAAAGAAAATGATGTTGAGAACATGTCAACCCGGGAACTGCAGCAGGCGATTAAAGATCGGGACGAAGCACTAAAACAAAAAGAAAAGGTGGAATCGGATCTTAAAGCCACAAAAGTTGCCTTTGAAATGTCTGTTGAAAAACGAAAAGAAGCTGAGAAGAAAGTCGAGGCTTTAAACGAACAGATTCAAGAAGGCATAGACCTCAGAGAATCGTATTTAAAACAGATTGATGAATACAAGGAAAAGTTATCTGAGGCCCAGGCTGCCGGCAATGATGAAGAGGCGGAGCGGTTACAGACATCCCTCGAAGAAACTGAGAAGGAACTCGAAACCTCAAAAACACGAATTGAAGAGCTTGAACGCCAGCTGAAAGAAAAGCCAATAGAAGTCCCTGCTACGGTCGAAGTAATACCCGAAGAAACACAAAAAGAACTGGAAGACCTCCGGGCTAAGATTGGCCAGAGCAAAGCTGAAGAAGCCACTATTAAATTTACCCTTTGTTTTAAATCATTAGTCAATGGGTTTGATGCTCTACTTGGCACTCTCGGTGAAATTGAAGATACTGAAACCCAGCAGAAATATAAAGGAGCTGTTACCGGTCTCCTTGGGAAAATGTCAGAGCGTTTGCAATAAGTCCTGGAGGGGTTTGGACTGGAAGGCGATAAAAGAAGATCCCAGTGATATTGAAGTTGATCGAGCGGATCCACGGACAGAAATAATCGTGAGGGAGGAATGAGAGTGGAGAGATTAACAAAGCGCACCTCAAATGGAGTAGCATACATGGATATTGCTGATACCTTACCAAAAAGAGACCAAGAAATAGAAGGTTCAAAGCCGATTTTAGAAGGCTTATATGCTATATTTCAAAAACTAGCCGAATACGAGGATGCTGAAGAAGCCGGTCTCCTGATAAAACTGCCGATGGAAGAGACTGTTTGGGTAATCGAAGATACGTACAAAGGGAAAAAAATTGTCGACCGTAAAGTAGTTGAGTTTACAATAGACAGTTTTGTAATAGGACAAAATCTAACACCTATTGCCGTGGCATGTAATAAAGAAAACCATTGGGAAGATTTTGAACTTAAAGATTTTGGCAAAACAGTGTTCGTTACCCGTGAAGAAGCAGAGAGAGCAAAAGCCTGGAGCGGAGGGAGGAAAATTATTGGAAAACATGCAAAGAAGGTAAATTCATCACCAAATCAAAAGAAAATAAAAGCCGCACTTGAGGCAGCGGGACATACAAATGTTGAGGTATGGTGGGAACCTCTTGAACAGGCAATGGAAATGTGTGGGCTTGGTGGAGGTTATTTCTTCAGTAGTGACCAAAAAGACTATGAGCCGCTTGGATTATCCCATAAAGAGGCACTAGATGCAATCGAACGGTATTCATGGTTGAGAGTAAACACTGAGGATTAAATATTTTTATCTGGAGCGGTTCAAGGGAGGGTGGATCATGATAAATATAAATACTGCCATAGTGACTCTCAGAAGCATGAATAAGCGGGATGGATTAGGGCTACATGTTGCTGATAGTTTGGAGATGGGTGCCAAGGCTTTGGAAAGGCATAATCCGAAGAAGGTTGATTGTATGTATAGCAGAGTAAATGCAAGGCATGAGACTATATATAAATGCCCTTTGTGTTGTGCGTACCATTTACACATGGAAGATAATTTCTGTAAGCATTGTGGTCAAAAGCTTCAATGGAATGATTGATGTACATGGAGCGGTACAGAGGGAGGGGTAAAATGATACAGGAACAAGAACAGGTTGAATTAAGTCAAGATGTAATCGGTCGGGTGGAAAGGGATCTTAAATGTTACCCTGACTGGATAGTGAGATTGGAGGTTAGAGGACTAGGAATTACCTCCAAGGCAACATTGGCCGGTGGGAGCGGTTCACCCAATTTGAGCAGCTTAGTTGAACTGGATGCAGAACTGTCTGATGAAACCAAACGAAAAGTAATAGCCATAGAAAAGGTTTACGACCGGTTGCACGGGAAAATGAAATACCTTATAGAATACCGTTATTTTCAGGGTTATAGCAGGGATGATGTAAGGGCAATGCTATCTAATATTCCCGAAAGACCAATGGGTAAAAGGTGGTACTATGAACTGAGAAACAGGGCTTTAGAATCGTTTGCAAGAGCCTTGGGATATATCGAATAAAAAAACGGGACAAATCGGGATACCTTTTAGTAGACAGAAGCGGGACCAATAACTAAAATAATGGTAGAGTGCGAGCAGTGGGCGAAACGAACCACTGCTTTTTTGTTTGGGGTGATCTCATGACAATAGGTGATTATGTAGCATATTGGCAGCCAAACATTTATAAGGCCTTAATGAAGATGTTTCGTTTTAGACCAGTAAAGCAGCAGAAGAAACTTGAATCCCGCAAAGTAATAGACAGGATCATGCGAGAGATTCCAGGTTTTAAAGATAGGCTGCCAAGGTAGTAACATGGCCAGACATCCCGAGATATATAAGACCAAAGAATGGGAACAAGCCAGGACTTATGTTATTGTCAGGGCCAATGGAATGTGTGAACTATGTAGGGCCAAAGGTAAGATAGCAAAAGGTAAAGAGGTTGATCACATAATAGAACTGACAGAAGAAAACAAACATGATTGGAATATAGCCTACAATACGGACAACCTGCGGCTACTTTGCAGTGATTGCCACAACGATAGACACGATAGATCAATAGGGCTGCAGAAGTTTCTTATCCCCCCGGGGTGAGAAACAATATACCATGGTCAACAGACCGGAGAGGGCAGCTTGGAATTTACGCGAGCCACGCGCACACGAAGGGGGGTGTGGTCATCTTGGAAAATTCTGACAAAGAGAAGCGGATTAAAAAAGAGGTCACCAGGCTTAAAAAGATTATTAAGAATATCCCCAAAGATACCATGAACGCTGTTTTGTCACTAATCAATAACGCTGCCTTTATGACTGTCACTCTCGCTGACTTGCAGGAAACAATAAACACTGAAGGGGCCACGACAAAGTACCAAAACGGTGAAAATCAGTGGGGAACCAAGAAGTCACCAGAGGTTGAAATTTACAACACCATGATTAAAAATCATGCCTCCATCATAAAGCAGCTGACGGACCTAATTCCAGATCAGCCCCCAGCTCCACCGGCAAAACCTCCGGAGCCGGATGCTTTTGAAAAAATTCGGATGCGTGGTAAAAATGGCTAATGCCAAAAAGCCTATTCCTCAGTACATAAAGGACTGGCATGATTACGTAGAACGTGAACCTAAAAAACACTGCAAAGAAATTAAGCAGCTTAAGAAGCTCATCGAGAAGCTGCTTAAAAGCAAAACGGTTTACTATGACGATACTGACGTTGAAGCATTCATTGACTTCTGCGGGTTGGTTAAACACAGGGAAGGCCGATGGGCCGGGCAGCCGTTCGAATTAAGCGTTGAGCAGAAATACATAGCCGCCTGCATCTTTGGATTTAAGACATATGATAACGAGCTCGAAATGGAAGTCAGATATTTCCGCGAGCTCGTTTTATTTGTGGCTCGTAAGTGGGGCAAGTCAACTTTTATTTCAGCCATAGCTGACTTCTTGCTTATGGCAGATGGGGAACCCGCGGCCCAGGTTTGGTGTTTGGCCACAATGAAGACCCAGGCTGCCATTGTTTATGAGAATGCTAAGGCATTCCTAAAATCCAGTGATGTACTAACACCCTATGATAATCCTAAAAAACACTGGCGCACAAAGCGGGATAAAGACAACACGGAAATGCTGCTATTTCCAGCAACCGATAGCTTTATGAAGGCAGGGAGTAAGAACAGCGAAAACCAAGACGGTTTGAACCCTCACGCTTTTGTGATTGACGAATTACACGCCATCAAGAACCGTAACACTTATGATGTTTTTTCATCAGCCCAGGGCGCCAGGGCACAACCACTAGGAGTTATAATCTCTACCTTTGGTTTTGTTCGAGAAGGTATTTTTGATAGTGTCCTGGAGCGGTGTAAAAAAGTCCTGTCCGGGAAAAGCAAAGAGCGACTTTTCCCAATGATATTTAAAATTGACGATAGCGACGATCCGGCCAACAGAGAATGTTGGATAAAAGCAAACCCCGGACTCGGCAGCCATCCAACCTTGAGCTATTTAGAGGGTGAATACCAAAAAGCCCTTGAAGATCCGGCACAAATGCCCTCATTTTTAGCGAAACATTTGAACCGGGCCAGCTCATTAAGCGTTGTATATTTTGACCTGCTTACAGTCGATAAATGTGCAATCGACATGACGGAAGATCTCATCCGGGATAAATATGCAGTTGGTGCAGCGGACCTGGCTGAAACAACAGACCTTTGCTGCGCTTCAGCTTTAATCCCGCTGAATGGCAAGTTGTATTTATTTCAAAAGTACTTTATAGCCAGGCAGAGGATAGAGCAGAACAGTAAAAACGACAAAATGGCTTATGAGAGCTTTTGCAGCACAAATGCAGGTGACCCTCTAAACAAAGAACTTTTGAAAATTTGTGAAGGAAGCCTGGTGCGAAAAAGTGATGTAACGGAGTGGTTTGCTGAGTTGTCGGAAAAATACGGAGTTACATTCTGGAAGATTGCCGGCGACCGTTGGCATTGGGACGATTGGTCAGAGGACATGCAGATGAACGGTTTCCCCATCGAGGACAAAGACGGTAGGGGGGTAATGTTCCCTGTGGCCATGGGTGCAAAATCATTATCAACGCCAATGAAGGAAACCAAGTCCCTTTTTGAAGATAAAATAATTCAATTCAGCCGTCATAATGGATTGTTCCGCTGGTGTGTTACCAATACGGCAGCGGAAATTGATAAGAATAACAACGTTCAACCCAATAAGTCAAAAAGCAGCTCACGGATAGACGGGTACGTGAGCTTTTTAATGGCTTATATAGCTTATTTAAAAGTCAAGGATTGGTTTGCAGAGTACCAATAGAGAGGTGGTGAGAAGTTGAGTGTATGGAGCAATATAAGATCATTATTCAACCGGGATAAGGTAACAGCCACTAAGATTATTGACCTATTGAAACAGGGGTATTCAATTTTCCAGATTAGCAGCGACCTATATAATATCCCGGAAATAAGAACAGCCATCAACTTCATTGCTGAAAAAGTAGCGAGTGTACCATTTAGCCACGTCAAGATGGACGAAAAAGGGAATCTGACAGAGTTAACCGGCAGGACAAGGTTTGTCCTTAGGGTTAGGACTAACCCCTATCAGTCGCCTCAGGTCTTTTGGACCTATGCGGTTACCAGAATGTTGCTGTATAACAACGCTTTTATTATGCCGGAATGGGGAGACAATGGGCAGCTCAGATGGCTGTGGGTACTGCCGTTCTCGGAATACACCTTTAGCGCCGATGA